GATACAGATGGAAGATATTTATATCCACCAGGATACTGGGGAAAAAGAATGCCAGATGACCCTATTCAAGGAGATATAAAAATTCCTAGATCAGATGGAACATTTGCAGAATATAATCCAAACCCAACACTATATATTCCAAAGATTTAGTATCTTTCCATCCACTCTTTGGTTTTCCAGGTGATACCTTTCCAGGCTGACCAGTCTTTTCCACCATCACTCATATAGTAAGCGATTTCTGCATTTCTAACTGGATCAAACAAGTCTTCATTTGACTTTAGATTAAACTTGTATCTTCTTTGTTCACCCATTTCTCCAAGCATGTTTATTTGAAATAGACCATAAGAATTATCTCCAGTTTTTCTATTTGGATTCCAAGAATTAGGAGTTCCCATAGATTCTTTCATTACCGTTGCCCAAGCAACTTTAAGAGAATATCCTTCAAACCCAACAGACTTTAATATCTTAACTAGTTCATCTTTTTCAAGAGGGGTTCCATATTTATATTTTTTGTTAGTTTTATTATTTTCCTCCTTAGAAACGGAAAAAACCGCTTTCGCGGTCAGGTCTGCGTCATAGACGGAATTATAACTTAAATTATTTTCAGCATTAGCAGCAGAGTTAGCAAAAAATGCTATTGCTGCAACTCCTGAGAGTACGCCAATCATTGCCGATTTATTCATGATCGTTTCCTCCTTAGAAAACAAAACACCATTTTTTGATGGTGTTACTCACCAGTATAGCATGGAATTTTATTTTTTGTCAACTTTTAACGTTTTTTCGTTATTGTGTTATAATTCTATTATGGCAACTTATAGAGGAACTGGGCAATCTGTTTATGATATTGGTGATGCACCACCTCTAGTAAAATGGACAATTGTAAAAGGTGATACAGTAGCATTTAGAGTTTATGTTACAGATGATGCTAAAAATCCATTAGTTATTGCAGATTGGGATATTTCTGCAGAGTTTAGAAGACCAGATCTTGCAAATAATTTTGATCAAGATAATGCTGGCACAGTGTTTATTTTAACCCCTACTCCAGACGGGGATGACGGAGATGGAGAATTTACAGTAAAATTAACATCTAATCAATCAAATCAACTTAGAACTGGAGATGTTTTCGATATTGAACTATCTGATGCAACAAGAGTTTGGACTGTTGCAAGGGGACAAATGGTAGTTCTTGAAGACGTAACTGATTAATGGCATCTGTTTCAATACAAGAAAAAACAAGGTTTGCTAATTTATCAATAAATATTAAAGATTTTCCAAAACCGTCTATTAAGGAAAAGACTGAAAAGATGGTAACCATAAATGAACTTTTACCATTTAGAATAAGAATAACTGATATAGACATTGTTGGTTTTGGACCAAACAATGTTCCACCAATTCCATTGCAGATAATTGGTACAAGCAATTATATTTTATAAAATAATTATGTTATAATATTCCCATGTCCAGACTATCACTTTCAACTGTTAAGACCAAGTTTCAAACAGGAGATCGCCCAAGCCAAGCAGATTATGAAGATTTAATTGATTCAACTGCTGCACAGTCAACAGACCTTGGTTCCTATGGTAATAATGAAAATACAATAACTGGTATTGAAAGCGCTACAGTAATTGATAGTTTTTCGGCAACAGACTGGAGAATGGTTAAGTACATTATCTCAATTGCTAAAACATCGGCAGGAGATAATAAATACTATGCTACAGAAATGAGCATACTTATTGACGGTACAAACGTTAATGTTAATGAGTATGGAACTATAGACAATGATGGGAATATTGGCACCATTAGTGTCTCTAAAGTAGGAGGGACTGTAAGTATTACAGTAACCCCACAAGTTGGAATAACGCCAGTCACTGTGCGATTTGCTCGCATAGGACTTAAGGCCTAGTCCAAAAAGGAGATAAAAAATGGCAACAGTCAACAAAGACTTTAAAATTAAAAACGGTTTAATTGTTGAAGGATCAACTGCAACCGTTAATGGCCACGATGTTCTTACAGAATCAATCGTGGATGCAAAAGGTGATTTGTTAGTAGCATCTGGTGCAGATGCAGTAGCAGTTCTTGGTGTTGGATCAGATAATTATGTTCTTACAGCAGACTCAAGTGCAACAAATGGTCTTGCTTGGAAAGCACCGCAGGCAGTTGGAGAGTTTGGTGCAAGTGTTACATTTGAAGGTTCAACCGCAAATGCATATGAAACAACCCTTGAGGTAGTTGACCCAACAGAAGATCGCACAATTACACTTCCAAACGCAAGCGGTACTGTAACTCTTAATGATGCAACACAAACATTAAGTAACAAAACAATTTCTTATACAAATAATACAATCACAGTTCAGGTAGCAAATGTTTCAGATTTGACTGCATCTGCTTCAGAACTTAACACACTTGATGGAATTACTGCTTCAACAGCAGAACTTAACATTCTTGATGGTGTAACTGCTTCAGCAGCAGAAATCAACCTTCTTGATGGAGTTACAGCAACAACTGCTGAACTTAACATCCTTGATGGTGTTACAGCAACAGCATCAGAACTAAACATTCTTGATGGTGCAACACTTACTACAACAGAACTTAACTATGTTGATGGCGTTACTTCAGCAATTCAAACACAATTAGATGCTAAGGCAACATCAACTGACTTAAGCAATCACATTTCAAATACATCTACTCACGGAGTTACTGGAGCAATTGTTGGCACAACAGATACACAAACAATCTCTAACAAGACTCTTGGTAGCGATCTAAATGCTGGCAGTTATAAGATTACAAGCCTTGCAACACCAACACAATCAACAGATGCAGCAAACAAGGCATATGTTGACTCTGTTTCAGAAGGTCTTCATATTCATGCTGCTGCAGTTGCTGCAACAACAGCAAATATCAGCATATCAAATGATCTTGAAGTAGGAGATGTCATTGATGGTGTAACACTTGCTGCCACAAATCGTGTTCTTGTTAAGAATCAGAATACAGCATCTGAAAACGGTATTTATGTTGTTCAATCTTCAGGTGCAGCAATTCGTGCAACAGACTTTGATCAACCAGCAGAAGTAGATGGTGGTGACTTTATCTTCGTAACTGGAGGTACAGTTAACGACAATACAGGTTGGGTTCAAACATCAACTGGTGTAGCAACAATTGGAACAGATCCAATCTACTTTACACAGTTTTCTGGTGCAGGAACATATCTTGCAGGTAACGGTTTAACATTAACTGGTAATACATTTACAATTGATACAACTGTTACAACAGATCTTACTAGTTCTCAAACACTTACCAATAAAACACTTACAAGCCCAGTAATTACTGGAGCAGTGTTTAATGATGGTTCTGTAGTATTTGAAGGTTCAAGTGCAGATGCACATGAAACAACACTTCAAGTAACTAATCCTACTGCAGATCGCACCATTACATTTAAAGATGCAAGTGGTACGGTGGCATTTACATCTGATATTCCTTCCACAACAGATGGACTTTCAGAAGGTACTTCAAACCTATATTTCACAGATGAACGTGCACAGGATGCAGTTGCAGCAGCAATCGCTGCAGGAACTCATTCAAACATAACAATCACGTATGATGATTCTACAAACAAGTTATCGTTTGCAGCAGAAAATGGAGTTGCTGATTCTACTACAGACAATCTTACAGAAGGATCAACAAATCAATACTTTACAGCAGAAAGAGCACAAGATGCTATAGCAGATGCTATTGCAGCAGGAACTCACTCAAATATTACCATCACATATGATGATAATTTGAATAAGTTCACTTTTGCAGCAGAAAACGGTGTAGCAGATTCAGACACTGATGATCTTACAGAAGGTACAACAAATCTATACTTTACAAACACTCGTGCAGTAGATGCATTAGAAGCAGTTGTTCCAAACTTTACTGAAATTGATATCAACTCAGTTGCAACACAAGTTGCTGCAACAACAGCAGTTGCTACAGCAAGCACAGTAACTGCATATCAATTTGCTAAGGCAGACTATCGCTCAGGCAAGTTCTTAGTAAAGGCTGAAACATCTAGCCACACAGAGATATCAGAAATTCTTGTAACTCTTGATGGCTCTGATAACGTTGCAATTACAGAATATGCAATTGTCGGAACAAACGGCAACTTGGTTGATGTAACTGCAGATGTTAGCGGTGCAAACGTAAGAATTCGTGTAACAACAATAAATAACAGCACAGATGTTACTGTTGTTGGAACACTTATTGCATAATAAAATAAATTAAAAAGGGGTACCAATGGCAACATCAAGTAAAGACTTTAAAGTAAAAAATGGTCTGTACGTAACAAACGGCGGAACATTTGGAGGAGAAGTCACAGTTGCAACACCAACTGTAGGAACTTCTGCTGCTACTAAAGATTATGTTGATCTTGCCGTTGGTTCTCCTTCTATTCCAGTAAGTGGTACTGCACCAGCATCTCCATCAAATGGAGATTTATGGTTTGATACATTAACAGAGAGAGTTCATGTATATTATGGATCTGTTTGGGTAGCAATTGCAACCCTTGAAGACTCAGAAGTATTACAAGATCACATTCATGATACATCAATTGATGGATCTGGATTAATAGTAAGTACATTTGTTTCTGGAGGTGCTTACAACGAACCAGGTGTTCTTATAAGCGCAGGAGACTACAGCACATCTTCATGGGAATCGACCTATGATGGTGGGACAGCAATAGATAATTTTAATTAATTGTCTGTTATAATATAAAAAGAAAATTTCTGTAGGAGGAAATTAATATGGCAACAAGAATGCAACAGCGCAGAGGTACTGCAGCACAATGGACATCGGCAAACCCAATTTTAAATGCTGGTGAAATGGGGTGGGAGTCAGATACCAACAAGTTTAAGATTGGTGATGGCACAAACCATTGGGCAGATCTTGATTACTTTATAGACCAATCCTCCACAGTAAACCCATCATTTGGTTCTAGCATTACTTTTGAAGGTGCAACCGCAAATGCTTATGAAACAACACTTTCTGTTACTGATCCTACAGCAGATCGCACAATTACATTGCCAGATGCAACTGGAACAGTGGTTGTAGCAGACGGTAGTGGAAATGTTACAATTTCTGGTAACTTAACAGTCACTGGTAATACTACAAGTGTTAATCAAACAGAAATTAATGTAACAAATGCTTTTGTATTTGAAGGAGCCACTGCAAATGCTTATGAAACAACACTTAGTATTGTAGATCCAACAGCAGACAGAACTATTTATCTTAAAGATGCAGATGGAACCCTAGCGTTTACATCAGATATTACAACAGCAATTGATTCAGTTAATACTAATCTAACAAATGGACTTGCTGGAAAACAAGATACAGTTACTGGTGTTTCTTCTACAGAAATCGGTTATCTTGACGGAGTTACATCTTCTATTCAAACACAATTAAATAATAAGCAAGCAGTTGTTGCTAATGTTAGCGATACAGAAATTGGATATCTTGATGGAGTAACTTCAAATATTCAAAATCAACTAGATGCTAAAAGAGCAACAGCAGACGATGTATTTCTTGCAGCAACTAAGGTTGTTGTTTTTGAGGGTACAACAGATGATGCTTATGAAACAACTCTTACTGTAACAGATCCTACAGCAGATAGAACAATTACATTGCCAAACGCAACTGGAACCGTTGTTCTTGCAGATGCATCACAAACCTTAACAAATAAAACAATTACTTCAGTAGATAATGCAATTTCAATTACAGCATCAACAGTTTCTGATTTTACAGAAGCAGCACAAGATGCAGTTGGAAATTCTGTTGGAACAGGTCTTTCTTATAATGACTCTACAGGAGCAGTTTCTGTAAATACATCAACAATTCAAGCAAGAGTTGCAGACGTATCTGATACAGAAATTGGATATCTTAATGGTGTTACCTCTGCAATTCAAACACAAATTGATGGCAAGGCTGCTTCATCACACACCCACGCACAATCAGATATTACAAACCTTACATCAGATCTTGCTGCAAAAGCGGCACTTTCTGGTGCAACATTTACTGGTGCTGTAGTTCTTGCTGCAGATCCATCAACTGCTCTTGGTGCAGCAACAAAGCAATATGTTGATTCGCTTGCAGAAGGTTTACATGTACATGCTTCTGTAGTAGCAGCAACAACTGCAAATGTTACTCTTTCTTCTGAATTAGAAAATGGAGATACTCTTGATGGAGTTACCCTTGCCACAGGCAATCGTATTCTTGTTAAGAACCAAACAACTAAGTCAGAAAATGGTATTTACATAGTAGCAGCATCTGGTGCTCCTTCAAGAGCAGCAGATTTTGATTCACCAGCAGAAATTGACGGCGGAGACTTTGTTTTCGTAACTGGCGGTACCACTAATGATAATACTGGCTGGGTGCAAACAAATACAGTAGGAACAATTGGAACTGATGCAATAGAATTTAGCCAGTTTGCTGGCGCAGGAGTAGTTACAGCAGGAACAAATATTTCTGTTACTGGAAATCAAGTTTCTGTTGTTAATAATCCAACATTCTCAGGTGTTGTAACAGCATCAGCATCTGGAGTAGCCTTCTCAGACGGTACACAAACAAAAGAAGGCGTTCCTTCGAGAACACCAATTATTCAAAAAACAGATTCTTATACTCTCTCTGCTCTAACAGAAAGAGATAATTTAATTGAAATGGGCAAAGCAACTGCTCAAACTCTTACAATTCCAACAAATGCTACAGTTGCATACCCAGTAGGAACATCTATTGATATTCTTCAAACTGGATCAG